ATGTCATTGAAGAATGCGCTGCGTTTCCTTATGGTGATCATGACGATCTTGTGGACTCAACTACACAAGCAATCATGCGATTTAGACAGGGCGGTCTAATCGGTCACCCTGAAGATTATGTCGATGAGAAAATCGGCGAACGTAAAAGGAACTATTATTAATGAATCCAATTGTACAATGGGTATTGCGAACAATGATGAAGGGTCAAACCGGAGTTATGAGAACTTTACCTGATAAAAAATTATTAGATTTTAATGTTAATATGACAATCGAAAGATTGCTTCAAAATAATGTTGATCCAAGTATAATTAAAACACCTGATCAATTAGATAATATAATTAAACAAATAGAAGCACCAAGAAACGTGCAACAAGGAATTAAGTCTACAAAATCTGCAAAAGTATTTGACCTAGAAGGTAAAGAGATTGATCCTAAAAAAGGCATCATGGGTGGTAAGGAAATAAACGAACAGACTTTAAAAGAAGGATTGATGAAAACAGATAATCCATTTTCAGATTTAGTTAAGACAACTGAAAAAGGACCTAAAACTCTTAAACAAAGAGAAGCAGAAGTATTAGCCGGTATGGAAAAAAATAACAAAGAAGCTGTTCAAAGAATAAGAAATAGAAAAATGTTAGATGATGCAATCGACAATGCTTCACCAGGATTTGCAGGAGATAGAAAATATGATGCACAACTTGTTGCAGATGATTTAGCAGAAAAAAGATTTGGTAAAGAGTTTTATGATTTAGATCAAAGACAACAAATAGATCTTTATGATGAAGCGTTTACTGGGCTCATGAAAAAATACGAGGATGACCTGCCAATGGCACAAGGTGGACGTGCAGGGTTTAAAGAAGGGTCTGGTATGACTAGAAGAAGTTTTTTAAAAATATTAGGTGGTCTTGCAGCAATACCTATTGTTGGTAAATTTTTAAAACCAATTAAAACTGCAAAAGGTATTAAGAGTGTGCCAATTATTAAAACAGATAACGTTCCTGGTAAACCAGAATGGTTTGATTCATTAGTTAACAAAGTTATTCTTGAAGGGGATGATGTTACTAAAAAATTTGCAACTCAAGAACGACAAATCGTTCATTCAAAAGATCTTGGTGATGGCACTACAGTAAGGGTTACACAAGACATGGATCAAGGTGCTGTAAGAGTTGAGTATGATAGTGCAGATAATGTTTTTGAAGACACGGTGCAAATGGAATATAAAAAACCATTACCTGATGAAGGAGCACCAAATCCAAGAGCAGAGTTTACTACAGCAGAGTCAGGTCCAGTCGGTAGACAACAATCTCCTGATGATTATGAGATAGAAATAGATGAAGTAGGTGGTTCGAGTATAGAAGACTTATCTTCTGATGTTTCAAAGTTAAAAGAATATGCAACAGGTAAAGGACCTACCATGAGAGAGATTATTCAAAACAAAAAAAGAAGAGATCGAGCTAAACAAATAACAGAAGATCCTGAAGCTCGAATGGATGATGTTATTAGAAGACAAGGTGAGATGCTCGATGATCAAGACTTCGCATCAGGCGGTATTGCTAGAATGTTAGGGGAATAATGAACCCATTAAAGTACGCACAGATGATGAAGTATCTGACTCGAGAAAAAAAAGCTAACCCAAATCTTCCAGATGTTTTTCCTGCAAGCGAAGCCCCTATTCCAAAAGTTAGAGAAGATGTTGAAACAATAGAAGCAATTAATAGATTTGTAAGAGACAACCCTGTTGAAAAAGCAGAGGGTGGACGGATTGAGCTTGGTGAAGGTGGTGGTAAAGCTTTTAGATTAAAACGGTTACAAGAAGATTATAATAAATTTGGTAAGGCTAAATTAGATAAAGGAGCAAAAATTAAAGGTTTTAAAAACTATGCTGCTATGGAAGGACAAGATAATGCTAATTTTAGAAGACAAATACGAGAACAGTTAACAAAATATGGTGAAGTGCTTCCTAAAGGATTTGAGTCTGATAGAAGAGGTAGAAAAACAAGAATAGCAACAGAACAAGGTATTCAAATAAAATTATTAGAAGAAACAAATAAGAAAAATTTTTTTGATCCTAAACAATTTGCTAAAGATAATAATATATCTTTAACTAAACTCAAACAACAAGCAAATCGTTTACAGACAAATATTTATAAAAAAAGAATGCTAGAGGCAGGTAAGGATATTGGTGGTACTCTAGAATGGATACCTCAAGATCCAAAATTTTCTGATAATGCTTTAAATAAATTATGGAAATCTAAATTAATTAAATATGAAAGAGAAAAAATAGATGAATTATTTTATGATGCATTTGGAAGAAGAAGCATTAAAGGGACTAACAAACAAAACCCATCATACGAACCTAAAAAATTTTTAGCTATTAAAGAAAATTTAAACGAGTACAGACAATTAAGAAATGCTATTAATAAAAAATATCCAAACATAAATTTTGAACTAGATCACCCATTATCTAAATCTAGTTTAAATAAATTATTTAATGCAACAACAGAGCAATTAACTAGAGTAAATGTTTTAGAAGCTGATCTTAATAATGGTTTTAAAGATTCGTTATCTCTGCAATATGAAAAAGCCGTACAAGGTAATAATTTAAATAAAAAGAAAGCTGTAGAAAAAATAGCGAGAGACTTAAAACTTAATATTGGTAAGATTAGTGACGATGCAACTAATTTTAAATATGGTGTGCAAGAATTTCAAAAATTAAATATAAAAAATGAAATAGGTAAATCTTTAGAAAACTTACAATTTTTAAATAAAAATTTTCAAGACTATGCTAAAAAAA